CATAGTCAAAGGTCTTTTCTACCCACATCATATCAGATGATTCTGCAAAACAAGCTGCTTGTGCGCCCATGAAAAGGTTTCTTGAACCTTTTACAGCCGCTCCACCACCGTTATCGAAAGTGTTTACACCTTCGTGAGAGTGGATAACAACCCCATTGTAGATACCTAAAGCACCCTTAAACAATGGATTACTATCACCACGAACCTGAGCTTCACGTTGAATTTGCTGAAACTCATCGAGTTCAAACAGATCATAAGCAACTTCAGGATGTAATACCAATACATAGTAGTCGTTACCGTCTACACGAATTGGTCTCATTCTGTAGTTAGCAGATCCACCTATCTGAGCTAGTGTTTTCATTGCACTAATATCAGCTAGAGTGATCGCATCTGCATCAGCTAATGCTGCCTTTGGGTCAGAAGTTGCATACACAGAAGCTGAGGCATCTGCTCTATAATAAGCATGAGTACCACTTGTTGTTGATAAAGCAGAAAAAATATCTGCATCAATCAACTCTGAGTATTGTGTTTTGAGAAGATCTAGGGAAGTGCTTCTGAAATCATAAAGCACTTTAGAGTTTGCGAATTTACCTGTATCTCTTACAGCTAACCTTTTTTGATTCGTGCTAACTGTGTTTGAAAAGGTAGATAGCGATTGCTCGTTACCCTCTAATGATGAATCACCAGTAATTGCACTTCCTGAAAGCTGAGAAACAAGACCAAAAGTAACATCTTTACCTTTGCCTTCTTCCATTTGCTTTACATGAATTGCACTTCCTGGGCCTTCACCCATGAATTTACTAAAGTAAACTCCTTTGCTAACTTCACTTTGGAGTTCTTTAGCCCATCGTGAAACTTGTAGGCCTGATGCCCAATTTGCTGCCATTATTGACTCCTATTAGTTAAGGTTAGTTTGGATATACTTACACCATACAACAAACTTCGCTACTGTGAGAGCTGCTTTTGCAGTCACATCAATAGTATCTGCTGAAGTATAGTGCTTACCACCTGCGAACGCTGTCGCATTCTGTACGTAAGAACCTGTATTATTTAGATTCATATTTAACGAATAAGACATACCTGTTGTCTGAACGCTCTTTCCATCGAAGTATCCATCTGCATCGTCGCCATCACCTAAGTCAATAGTGTCTCCTGCGCCTTCTCCAGTTATGACAATCACACCAACATCAAGTACGACTGCTCCTGCAGGGATTGATATTGCTTCAAAAACATCGGCACTGTCCATATTTTTTATAGAACAATCAATCATAGCAGCAGCAAAACCACCAGGTAATCCATCACTTGGTGGGGATGTTACGCCAAAACCAGAAGATTCGTTAAAAGGACTATCTACATTTGAAATTGTAGCCATTTTTTTCTCCTAATTAAAATCCAGAAGTAACCTCCATTAAGGCTTTCCTACGAACTTCAGGGGATAAATTGCTCCATTGCTCAGGGCTTAGATTATCGTAATCTGTGTCCGACTCGTTTCCTGTACTAACATTAGACAGTGTGGTCGGTATCTTGGTTGCTTCCGTTGCTTTTCTCGCTTTATCTATCTCTGAGTTCGTAACATCCTTAACAGGTTTGTTCTGAATGTTATAAACATTATAGGCATCCTCTATAAAGGTGATGCCCCTTTCATCGCCAAAAGCAGCAATCTTTGCTAACTCTTCTTGACCTAAGTTTGGATTCTTTTCAATGAAATCATTCATCATAGCATCCATAGCACCATTATACTCTGTCTCAGCTTTCTTCGCTTCTTCAGCTTGGAACCTCTGATCGATCATATCTTGTGCTTTTTTAGCAGCCATAAACTCAATGTACTCTTTCTGTTTTGCAGGGTCGTATTCATCAAACTCAGGGACTGTCTCTGGTTCCTCTTGAGGTTCCATTGACTCCTTTAGTTCTTCGACCATTTTACGCAAATCACCAAGTTCATTGGTTTGTCTGCCATTTAGGCTTTGTAGGTTAGAATAAGACTTATCCCTTTCTTCAGCAAACTTCAAAAGGTCATCAACGGAATCAAACTGATTCTCGCCTATCTTTAACTTTTGCTCTGCTGTTTCTGGGGTCTCGGTTGATTCTGCTTCAACCTCTGTCTCGTTATTGGTCGGGGATTCTTCTACGTTAGAGTCGCTATACTCTTCACCAGACATTTCCTTTTCCTCATCAATATATTGAAACTTAGATTCACTCATTATTGCATTACTCCTTCTCCACCTTTTGGTGGGGGTTTTTGTTGTTGTTGTTGTGACTGGACTTGAGCTTGGCGTTCTTGCTCAAATTTCTCCAGTATCTCATCGGATGCTTCCATGTCGGATAGTTCAACGAAAAGTGGGAATAAACTAGCGTACCCATTTCGTACTAATTCCCCAACTTGGTTAGCCATTAACGCTCTCATCGTTGGAGTATTTTGACCCTGGTCTAAGACCACATCAAACTCCATTGTTGAGAAGTTGTCCAAAAATTGGCTGATGATCTGATTGACTTCTGCCTGTTCTTCAGGTTCCACCTTATCAAATTCAGCTCCTATAATTCTTTGTATCTTATCTACAGAATAATACTGTTGCATATTAGACACTGCCATTTCTAATGTATTCTTTTTACAAGTGTCTAAGTTCTCCATTTGTTCCATTAAGGTATTCATACCTTGACGAATCCTAGTTTGAGCTGCAAGTCCAGACTCTGTAGAACTGGTTGCTATACCCATCATTGGATCTGTCGCACCACTGATTTCTTTCGCATCAAAGTCGCTTCTCTGTTCAAACGAAGCAATCGTTGGTACAAGTGCTGTGTGCTGATTAGACCATTGACTCATAAAATCAGATATTCTACCTTTAAATCCAGGTATACCTATCCATTCTCCATTCGCTGAAGCTCTATTCATTTGGTCTGCAGTAACCTTATTCCCTGTGAAGATACCACCACCCTTTGGAGAACGATTAATAATATCTAAGGCTTGTGACCTACGCTTATTCTTTTCTCTCTGAGGGTCTTTTAAATTTTCAACCATTCCAAATGTTTCTACATTGTCACCAGAGTCTTCAAACGTATAAAAGAACGGTATTAATGGAAACTGGTTATGCTTATATGGATTTGGTGTTTTTTCCTGTAAGACTCTTGCACCTGCAAATACAGTTACATAAGTCTTCGGAACACTCTTAGACACCACATTCAACTCTACAGGAGCGACTTCCATCTCAGGTCTTTCCATAATACTTCTAATGGCCTCATTCGCTTTACGTTTAGTCTTAAAACCTTCCTGAGAGAACCTTCCTGTTTGTGGATTAACTAAATAAAATTCTTTTTCATACTCTCTTTCCCATAACTCTATAATGCGAATCTTCTTGCGATGCGCATCCATGTTATAGGCTTCCATGCTTTTAAAACCGTAATTAGGGTCTACATTCTTATATTTGTCACCTAACTGTATTCCAGTTAAGGATTCTTCACCAATTAAGGACTCTTGTATATCTTCAGCATTCTTTACATCTCTCAGTGCATCTGGAAACATATTTTTAGCTTTAGAAATAGAGATTAACTTGGTTCTTGCCAGTCTACCCCACTGTGAGCAATCAGGAGTGGTCGCTTCTGGATCCATTAGTACATTCATCCAGGACTCTCTTTTAATGCTAATCTTACTATCAAAGTATTCGCCTGCTTCTACAGATAAATCTACCCATCCTCTACCTGTAATTACACCGTCCTTAAAAACACGACTAAATACATTGTTTAATGATTGATTGTTTTCTAAATGATATAAAAGAGAAGTAATTAGTTTTGCTTCATTATCATCATTCATTTCTACAGGTCTGGCACGGTATGATGTTCTACCTTGTCTTTCAATACCAGTCACTAAGTTTACCTTTGGAAGAATAATATTAAGCTGAAGAGGAGGACGGCCTTCAGCTCTTAGTTTTGATATGTCGGAACTATCCCATTGTCCAGTTCCGTACCCACCTGTATAAAAATACATAGATTCTTTTGCCGCTTGCATAAATGTCCTATTGCCGCTCTGCATTGCTTGATATACTTCATGTAAATATGCTAAATCGCTCATGTACCCATCCAACTTGTTGTACGTTTAAAGAAACTCGGTGTTCGATAGGAACTCTTGCGTTTCGGTTTATTTGAACCTTCTACCGCATGAACTAAATATCTAACACAGTCCATAGCGTGATCATTCTTTTTCACAGGCTCTTCTGGTGCGCTTTTCTGACTATGCCCATGCTTTAATTCTTTCCACTTGTAATCCATTATTTCGTCTAAAAGAAAACCCATATTTCTTACATCAAAAAACTTTAATTGACAGTGACCATTCTTATCGGTCGCCAAATAGCGTGCTACCCGATCAAATCCTGCCCTTTTATCATTATTCGCTCTTTCCCACTCAATACCATATTCTTCCCACTCGTCAGCAATAGAGTGACCGTCCCTCTCTGTTCTATTGATTGAGGGGTCAGCAATAAACTCATAGTCCACTCCTGTCTCTAATCTATCTTCTACCATTGGAACTACTTCATCTATGCGCATTTCTGAGCCATAAACAATATCATAAATAAAAATATTCTTCTCATCGTCTACCGCTGCAAATAAAATGCAGGTCGGGTTTTTATACCCATAGTCGTAAACCACATATCTATTCCACCACTTGGGCATTTCAAAGGATTGTACAACATGGACTTTTTCGTCAAACATCGGATAAACCAAACCTGCAAAATCGTCCCAACTACAATAGACATAACGATTAACCCACATATCAGGCATCGATAATAAATGTTTAATATAATCTGCAGGTAAGTGTGGATTATCACTATATACCTTTACTTCTTCATCAGTCTCTGGAGCAGGTGCATCGGGTGTCCAAGTCCTGGTCTCTATCAAACGATAGTCTCCTTTTGTTACATTTTGCTTTTCTTTATGTTGTTTAAACTTTTTCCATACCCAATCATGTCCTGCAGGATTACAAGTATGAAAACTGCAACGCATTACACCTTTCTTCCTTAATTGACCTGCTGCAGCAATGAATGTACTCTCTGTAACCTCTTCCAACTGGTCAAAGGCATACCAACCTAGATTCATTGACTTAATACGCTGTATCGAGTCTCTAGAGTCGTCCAAAGCCATATACACAATCCTTGAACCATTCTTAAAGATAATCTCTCTATCTTGAGACCTGTGCTTGGAAACAAAACCACCTGCTAAGTCCAGTAGTTGAATTAGTGTTGATTTCTTGAACGCATCGAGTACCTTACGTCCCATTAAGCCTAAGTTATTCTCGTAAGCTGCACTTTGTTGGATTGCTTCCATGCACATGGCCTCAGTTTTACCTGTACCTAAACTTCCTGCTAATAAATGATGTTTAGACCACCCTGTATATAGATGATACTCCTGCTGATGAGGTAACGGATCGGTCGGTGTTCCA